ATAACCTTAACCATATACGTTATGATGCAATTAAAAAATCACATAACAACGTATAACAAAAATACGTTCACTAACTTTGGTAAACCACCTTTACATCTGTGCTACCATCAGACCAAGTGTATTTATAAGTCCTTTCAATTCTATTTCTCCACTCATTAAACTTAGTGCTTATTAACTCTCTTTTATATCCGCTTTTTTCTTTCATTTCGTTCTGTTTAAATTTGTTATACAATGCGTTGTCGTTAATATTTCAATAAATATGATAGTCAAAGTAGTTTTTCGTTAATTTATACGCACTAAATCATATACAATTTAGTTAGCAAATATAAAAAAATATTTTTAATTAAAAAAAAATTTTAATTTTTAACAAAAAAAAAGGCCTAGAAATTAATCTAAGCCTTTTAAAATAAATTATTTTATTTATTAAGGAGTCTCTAAAGCTGCCTGGGCAGTAGCAAAAGTTCCTTTTACAAACGCATTAGGTAGGTAGTTTGTAAGTGCAATCCTTTCAGATACTCTTACAGTTACAAATCCATCTCTTACGTTAGTTCCGTCTTCTCTAAAGAATTCAACATTTACACCTTGACGTACCCATAATTGAGTACCTACTGAAAAGTTTCCTATTAAGAAATCTCCAGCAGTTATAGCGCTGTTTAATACAACTCTTACGCCCATAAACACCGGCGTTAGACCTCCGTAAACTTGGTCTTTAAGATAGTTGTTAGTAGTATCTTTTAACAATAGTATTTTATGAAAATCAGTAGGATTTAATAAAATAGTATCAGCGTTGTAGTTTAACAAAGCTAATTGATTTAATGAAGCAACTATTACATCGAATTGATTAGCAGACTCTACACTATCAGCATAATCGCCAGCAGCAAAAGCCGGAGCAGAGTTTATGATACCTCCTAAATCATTTCCAGTTAAAATGTTCGCATCTTCAACCTCTAGCAATTTCTCAGGCGCTCTAGCCGATAAATAAGAAGTTAATTGAGGAGTATCTGCGAGCATTTCCTCAGAAATACGGAAGTAAGTTCCGATTTTCTTAACGTTTGCGTTTACTGCTGTCATATCAAAGTCAGACTGTGCAAATGTAGCACCCTCGGCAGTTATTGCGGCAGCGTTAGTATATCCTGATTCCTTTACATATCTTACTACATCGCTTTGAGTTGATCCGATAGATAATAATTGTCTAATATGTACCGGTCTTGTTGGATCAAATTTATATCCTGGAACTCTATCAGCTGGTATTACCTCTCCGGTAAAATCAGCGCCTACAGTCATATCAGCTTTTATTTCAAATCTTGCGCTTTGTGAATGTCCTTTTTTAAGTCCATCAATTGCGCCATTTTCTAAAGCGTCTTTTAAAGCGCTTTTAAAGGATACTTTTTTTTGGCTATTGAATTGCTTTTTATTAGCAACTTCAAAAGCATCAAAACGCTCGTTAAATTTAGTTGTGATTTCAGCAACTTCGGATTTTACAATCTCGCTTGCTTTTACTTTGATTGAGTTTACTACCTCAACATTTGATTTTTCAATCTTTGCGTCAATTGACTTTGTAATATTGTCAATCTGACCTTTTAATTCTTCGTTCATTTTTTTGGTTTAACGAATTATACAAATAGTTTAATACTTCGGAATCATTGGATTTTACCTCAACATTCGGCGAAGTGACTACATTTGTCGGCTTCGTGAACTCTATAAATAACGATTTCAATTTTAATACTTCAGCTTCTAAAGCGTACCCCATATCGTCAGAAATTTGGCCCTTTCTTAGCAATTTTGAGAGGTTATCATACCTCTTTGATAGTTTTTCTAAATCTACATTTCCTTTTACGTCTAATATCAACGCTTGTTCGTTAGCTGCCAAAGTAACGGCGCTAATCTCATATAGTTTTACTTCGTTTATTTCTCTATAATCGGCTTTGTTTTGCTTTTGGATTGGTAATATACCGACACTATTTTCGGTTATTACTCCGGACTTCATAAGCTCTACAACGTCTTTACCTAGTTGCGTTTTAGCAATTTCAGCAACAAAAACAAGTCCTTTGTCATCTTCATACAATTCGGTCATTTTACCGATTGGCTGATTCATATCGTGCTGGTATAAATATTTTACACGTGATCCATTCTCAGCGATTGTCTTTTTATATGCGCCTTTAGTTATAATGTCATTGTCAGAGTCTCTATTTCCAAAAATAGATCCATAGCCTTTAATTATACCGGCCTTTTCGTCTGCATCTATTAACTCTCCTACTGGCGCTTGCTTATATAAAATAGTATTCATCTGATAATTTTTGTAAATATACGAAATTTAAATTTTTTGATTATCTCCTAAAGAAACGCCAAAACCTATGTCGCTTATCTCTCCGGTAGCTTGTGCATCTTCTTTCGGAAATGAAGCAATAGAGCAACGACAGTTAATAACCTCTTTTGCTGGGCCTCTAGGATCGCCGGGATATAACATTTGACTACCTCCTACGTTAAACGTGTCTTTTTGGTTTACTACTTTTCCGTTTGCTTCTCGATGCGTCGTTCTTGTTCGCTCGTCTGTTGCTGCTATCCATTCTTTTTGTAAATCTTCGGCCGGAAAAATTGTCTCTGCGGATGCCATTGTTGCAAAGTTTGCCGCGTTTGTTGCTTCCGTTCTAACCAATCTCTCTGCCTGGAATGTAGAATAGTTTGTAAATTGATTTCTTAAAATTCTAGTTTTTTCGTCAATTCCTGAGTTTTGAAAATCTATATCCGTCATTAGTTGTTGTGTTATTTTAACTAATGTAGCTTTTGCCGTACCACTTACTAAGGTAACTCGTTCAGCACCTACAGCAGAACCTAAAGCCGCGAATGTGTTTTGCCATTGGCTAACGTATTGAGACGGATCAACGCCCTTTTTAATGTATTTGTCGAATCCTTTAGCGTACCATTTTGCAAACTGCAAACCGATATCCTCGTATAAGTCTCGATAAATTTTTATTATATCGCCGTTGTAAAATAATAGTTGAAAATTAGTCTGTCCGTCAGATAAAAAAGAATTAACGCCTTTAAAATACTGATCTTTGTAGTATCTTTTTACTCTAGCTAATTGCTTTTTTTCGGCTTTTTTAAGCTCACTCTCGAAAGCCTTTTGCCATTTGTCGCGGTCTAACTTCAATTATTCGCCTTTTTGCTTCAGTAATTTGTCAATATCTACATCAATCGGATTTGTAGGTACATCTATATCGCTAGGATTGGTAGGTATTAAATTCGCCGGAATAAAATAATCGTCTAAAGTTGTATTTTCTTCATCCTTTCCGTAATTCATTGCGGCCCTCTTTTCATTTGGCGTAATCCACCACGCTTTAGATAACTGCTCTACTACTTTCTCGGTTTCTTCTTGTAATTCCGGAATAACAGAAAAATCAAACTCTATACATAAATTATCTCCATATTTAGGTACTAGCCATCTGTTTAACTCGTCTTTAATTTTAATTAGTTCAGGTATTACAACGTTTTGATATAATGCCTTTTTTGCTTCTTTTTGGTTATTGTATGAGCTTGAATCTGTATTATTTAGCAATTGTACCGGTACATTGTAAATATTACATAAATCTTTAATAGATGCGTTGTATTGTTCGATTAATGATACATCAGCAGCATTTAAACCAAAATTAACCCACGACATTTTATTCGGCGTTATTATGATGTCTCCGGCCTTGTCAGATCCTTGGTGCTGTCTCCTAAATTTATCTTTTAATTGCTTTGCTTGGACTTCGCTAATATCTCCCATTTCAGAAGTTAACAAACCTCTAGCCGTTTGGTTTTGTAAATATTTTACTCCAGTTTGTACCGCTTCATTGTTTGTAGTTAGCGAGCGTAAACCGGCGCGTAATGGCGATTGTCCGTATAAATGTGATCCAGTTCCGTCGTAGTATGGGTTAAAGTCTTTTATATGGCAAATTTCAGAAGCATCAATATACTTTGTGCCATTATAATCTAGCTTATATTGCGATACCGGATTCATTAAGCCGTTAGATATGATTTCCATATTTTGACTCGGCATAACATACAACTCGCTAAACTTTCCTAAGTTATCTCCAGTTTCCGGCCCAATACCATAGATATACCTATTTCCGGTTAATTTACCAAATGCGATAATTTCAGTAAGCCAGGAGCTGTAAGATTGTGCTGGATTTGGGCGGTCTAATAATTTATGTAGCTCAGTATCTTCCAATTCTATTAATGCGGTCTTTTGCAACATTGCCGCCTTTCTTATGGATGCCGAATCCATAAATCCCGACGTTAGCGCTTTATACCTCTTATAATCGTTATCATTTGTCTTTTCATATACTTGTAGCGGTATCGTTGTAGCGGATTTAGTTATTAAATTTATTATAGAATAAATTGTCGCATTTTTACGATATCCCTCAGTAATATAAGATTCATCGTTTTCAGCATTCCAAACAATTGAATTACCTAAAAAGCTATAAATAGCTTTGTTATACTCCTCGTTAGTATTTTGATTTTTATTTAAACGCTTGAATCTATCGAAAAAAGATGCCATATTTTAAGTAAGTAAATTTTCGTAAAAATACAAAATTTAAACAACAAAGAAATTGTTTATTAAGTTGCGCTCGATTGCGTAAGATGTAACATCAATATGCTCGTCGTGTTTAGCGTTTGGAAATGTACTAACTTGCTGTAAAAACGCATCATTCCAATTGTCTTTAACTAAATAAACTCGACCACCCTCAATAAATGGCGAGGATGCTCTAGCGCGTTCAATTTTAGAGTATCTTACAAAGTTTGTAGTAAGTTCTGAAACATTGTATCTTGTTTCGCGCCTTAACAATTGTACAAGCGATTTACCGGACGCTTTAGGCTCAACTAATATTTGAGATACTGGCACGCCGCAAGATTGCACAAACGACGTTATAAAGTTTTTAAGTTCAGGCATTTCTAGGTACTTATCTATACTTTTAAAAATATAAAGATTATCGCCACTTTTACCGCTTATTTGTATTCCGGTTGGATCGTTTCGCGTGTCCTTGGTATAAGCGCCATCGATATACATTTCGTAAACGATATCGTTAGGCAATTCGGCACGATTAACAATATTAAACCAATCCTTTCGCCACTCTCCACCTTCAGGAGGCGATGGTAATTGTAAGTACTGACCGCTAAACGTATATCTATCAGCTTGGCGTATTGCTTCAAGTTCATCAAACGAATGCTTTTCGGGCCATAACGCTTTATTATCGTCATCTAATGCCGACAGCTTTAAATGATGCCACTCCTCGCCGCTACCACCATCTAACAAATAGCCGCTTAAATCCTCCTCGTGTAATCGTTGCATAATAACGATAATAGGTACGTTTCTATCGTTTACCCTAGATCGTATAGTAGTATTGTAACGATTATTTATGAACGATCTTCTAACGTCTGAGAGAGCGTCATCCGGTTTTAGTGGATCATCTATAATAATAGCGCCACCACTACCAGCACCAAAACCAGTAATTGCACCACCTGAAGAAGTAGCATAAACACCACCGCCCTCGGTTGTGTACCATTTTTTCTGACTTTGAGAGTCTTTTTTTAGCTTTATATCCCACAATCGACCAAAAGCATCCGAGTTAATATACTCCTTTGTCATTGAGCTATTATCTAGGGCCAACGAATCCGAATAGGATAAATGTATAAACTTCGCGGCTGGGTTTTTTGCCAAACTCCAGGCGATATACATTTTAACGGCTATTTCAGTTTTTCCGTATCTCGGCGGTATATTTATTATAAGTCGTTTTATTTCGCCTTTATGTACTTTGTGAAGCGTTTCGGCTAGTGTTTCGTGAAATTCTGCTACTTGGAATTTTTTTCCTGTATTTTCTTTAAAAATATAGCGAGTAAAAAACAAAAGCGAGTCCTCACATTTTTGTTTAATTATTCCGCTAATACTCATCGTTTAGAATATTGTCTATTTTTTTCTGTGCCTCTGTAGATAGTTTACTAGTGCTTATGTCTGCCGTCATTTCGACTTCCTTACGCTCAATGTAACCTCTTTTTTTGCCTTTAGTCTTTAAATAAAAGATAGTAGCTGTAGTGTTGCCATCTTTAATTTGCTTATGCAATTGACTTTCTGCAAAATCTAAAGTTAAATTACTAATCTCATCAACTGCATTTTTAAAATCTTGGTCATTGTTGTAGTAATTGTAAAATGTTGATCTAGCACAATCGACTTCTTTACAAGCAATCGTAACAATTCCTAGAGATTTTTCTAACGCTTTTAAAAGTTTCTTTTTTATAGTGTCCAAAGTGTCCATTTTTT